TAATGAGCCTACTAATCCTACTATAATAGAAACTATAAATGCAGTAATATTACCATTTGCGGAGAATACCTTTTTTATAGCTTCTGTTACTAAGCTTGATATAGTAGAAAATGCTAATAGTAAAGCTAAAAATACTTGTACTGACATTTTCTTTTCCTCCCTTCTACATTTAATTTTTTATTTCATCTTCTATTAAAGTAACTCTGTTTTCTATTTTATACATTCTATCAATTAAGTTGTTATGCTTATCTACTTTCTTTTCTAATTGATCTATTCTGTATAGTGTTAAATTTTTGTTTTCTTCCGATTTTTTGTTGTTGGATAAATTAGATAATATAGTAGCCAATATACTAGGTATTGCAACACATAAGCCGACTAATTAATGCGGTTATTACTTCTGGTCCCATAGTTCGCCCCCTTTCTTTAGTATTTCTATAATTTATACTAAATACTCGGAAAATCTACATTGTATGGAAAACCTTGTTGTTGTGGTATATCTCTTAAAGCTTGTCTGTATATTCTATACTTTTCCTTCTCTTCTTCGGACAAAGCTACATCGATCATTTGTGTCCAGTCTGTATCAGATAATAGCTTATCTCTTTTTGCTCTAACTTCTATTGCAGCTTCATTGTAAGCAATTTTTTTGGCTTCCTCTAGCCATAATTCATAGTTGCTTTCTATTTTTTCTTCTAATCCTTCACGATACGTTAATTGCATATCGTACATATCGTAGTTATAAATTGTGTTATTTTCTTCATTTTGTGATTCTTCTATATTGTCAAAAAAAAGAACAGTACATTTACTGCCCTCGATATTTCCTATACTGTATTTTTCTGGTCTTTCTGTACTTTGTGTTTGAACCTTCATTTTTTACCACTCCTTTGCACTTCCCTATTTTTATATAGGGATTAAAATATTTTTCTTTAAATTTATTTGAATTGCAATGTTTTAGCCAACCATAGTAACTTATCATTGCTGTAGCATCTGCATAATTTAATTTTTGTTTTTTATATACTTTTTTAATTCTTCTTTTTATTCTTAGGAAATTGCTAGCCCTTAATGTAGTATAACCTCTATAAAAACGATAACCTATAAAATCAAGTGGGCGACTATCTGTTTTAAATAGTTGCCAATTTTCTTTTAGTCTTAATTTTTCTTTTGCTAAATACTCTTCGATTCTTAGTTTACATTTATGAAGTTCCTTTTTATTTCTATGAAATAATACCATATCGTCCATATAACGCACATAATAAGGTACTTTTAGTTCTTGCTTAATATAATGGTCTAAATCTTGTAAATAATAATTTGCAAACCATTGTGAAGTATAATTGCCGTATAGGCACTCCCTCTTTTGAACTATCAATAATTAAATCAATTAAATCTAAAGTATCTCTGTCTTTAATTATTTTTAAGAACTTTCTTTTTAATATTTGCTTATCCATACTAGGATAGAATTTTTTTATATCTAGTTTTAGACAATATTTTGTGTTTTTTCTATCTCTAACAAGTATTTTTTTCAAATATCTAGTTGCAGTTAGTATTCCTCTGCCTTTAATTGAAGCACAACACAAATCATACATTCCACGCATTAAAATATCTTCAATTTGCAACATTAGACACCAATGTATTATCTGATCTGGATAAAATCTTGGCTTAAAAATTATTCTTTCTTTTTTTCTGGTACCATCGTGTATTTTCATTTCAATATATGGACTGGGTATATATGTTTTATTAACTAACATTTTTTGAATTTCTAAAGTATAACTATCAATATTTTCTATTATTCTTTTTACACTTTTTCTATCTTTTTTTCCTCTTGAAGCATTAATAATTGCTAATTTTATATTATCTTTGTCAATAATTTTATTATAGATATTCCCTATTCTTTTCATATTACACATCCATATTCTTATTTAGTCTGCCGGCTTTTCATTTAAAAGAAACTACTAAGTCAGCCCAGTTACGACTAATTTTTGCCGAGCGGCAAGGAAAATGATGTGTAATGTAAATTTATATAATATTATCTTATCTAATAAGTAGTCGAGCCCCATAGTTCCAATTCGAATTGCTAGAAGCATTGTTACAATTCCACGCAAAGAACCCGTCTTTCGTCCAGTTGTTGTTGAAGTTGCCACCAACATACGCTAGAACTCAAAGTAGGAACTTGGCTCCGCACACATCAAATCCCCTTATTTATTCGACAATATTATACAAGAAATTACAAGATAATATAACTCCACTAGAAATTAGTTAATATATATGGGGGCTGACCGCCCCCAAACCCCCGTTTATGACTGGTATTTAAGAAGTCGAGCCCCACAGTCCCAACTCGAATGGCTAGAAGCACTGTTACAAGTCCACGCAAAGAACCCGCCTTTCGTCCAGTCGCTGCGGAAGTCGCCACCAACATACGCTATGCGGTTGCCTGCACTACACCAATAGTTATCGCATGCTCCTGTACTAGAGCTTCCTCCTACTTCTACTGGTAAGGCAACCTCTGGATGCTCTCTATCATATCCTAATTTTTTAATATAACTATCGCTAGTATTTGCATTGACATATCCTATCTTTTCATAAGGTGCAGTAAATTTATCATTAGCATATTCGCTTGGATCTTTACAAATATATGCTTCATAATCTTTTATATTTAGTCCATCTATATGTTGCCATAAGTGCCCAAATATATTTTCTATTCCCCTATATATCATTGAATGGTAACTATCATTATTTAAACAACCTGATGCCATACCTAAGCTATCTAATTCTCCTGTCATTTGTGCAGAACCCCAAATAACATTACCTACAGCAATATTTACTGGATCTCCACTAAATGTAATTTCTTTTCCTCCTCCAGTATGATCTGTTATATTTGTAATTTGTCTATTTGCTGCTACACTACTATTCCATGCAGCAGAAGTACCAATACAAATTGTCTTTCCAACATAAAGTCCAGCTCCCACAGAAGCAACTACAATTTTATTTGTACTTTCTTCTGCTACAGTTGCTGTTGCTGTTGTAAATGCTACCATTCCGTTACCTAGTGTACTTTGAGAATTATAATTTGCATATTCCACTAAATATAACATTTGAATTATAAATATTCTATAATCCATTAAACAAGTATTTGTCATAGCTTTTGCATAATTCCTAAATGTTGCTAAATTAGTATTATATTTAGGAACTGCACCACTAACAGAATGTGCTAAATTATCTCCATCTACACTTAGATTATATCTTGCAATTAAAAATTCTTCTGATTTATTATAATCTGCTTTTGCATAATCTGCTATGAATATATACTCGTATTCGTCCCCGTTGCCATCTATTTTTCTTTCTCTCTTCCACCAAAATTCTGGGATTTTTGTATATACTTCCCCATTGCTTCCATCAAAAGCAAAATCCGCTTCCCCTAAATATGCTAATATCTTGCCTGTATCTCTATCTACATTACAAGTAATAATATCAGACCATGGATAGCATTTATCAAAATCATTTTGCACAGCTGTACTTCCTCTTTGTGCATTAGCAACTAAACCTACAGCATCTCCTATTCTAGTCCATGTAGCAACAGTATTATTAGTTATTTTTCTTTTTATTCCATATATTTTGCCTCTTCCTACATCCATACTATCTAGTCTTTCTTTTAAATTAGAAAATGTTATACCATCTTTATTTGTTCTAGCTGCTGCAAGTTCTAAACTTGCATCGGCATCTTGTTGTTGTTGGTATGCTTCTTGTATTTGCTCAAATGTGTTTTCTATTTCACTTTTTGCACTTCTAGCAGACTGTGCAGCAGTATTTGCATTTTCTGTTGCTTGGTCTGCATCTTGCTTAGCTTCTGTTGTTTCTTGATTTAATAAATTAACTTGTGATATTAAACCTTCTAATAAATTTTCGTCCTCTTCTGGTATTACATTTTCTCCTGTTATAGATTCTTTAACTAATATTCTATTTTGGTATTGTGTAGGTGTTAGAATTTCATTATTAGAACCTATGTATGAAATTGTCATTTTTAGAGTTCCTGCAACTAAAATACTATTTGTTAAAATCAGTTCTGCTGTTTGATTTTGTACGTTTAAAATATATTCTTTAACAAATCCCGTATTATGTTTTATTTTTACTAATACATTTGTACCATTTGCTATTTCCTCTTCAAAATTAAACTTAAATTTTGTAGTCCTATTGTCATTTTCTACTATTGTTATTACTTCGCTACTTCCATCTGTT